ACTTTTGCCAATGTTGTTTTACCTATACCTGCATTACCACTGAATAATAAATGCGGAATAGTTTTTTCTTTTATCCATTGCTGGACTTGTTTACGTTGTTGTTCATCTCTGAAGACATATTCATCTACAGTCTTAGGACGATATTTTTCTACCCAAAGTTCTTTCATTTAATTGTTCTCATTAAAGTCATCATATAAACCATATTGGGCAGTAAGTTCTTCTCCTGCCTTGATAGGTTTAACAGTCATTAAATATTTTACTGGCAGTTGATGCCAGAAGCCTGCAACATTTTTACAATTAGGATTATCTGAGTGATTATAAAATGCTCCTAAGGCAGTTCTAATAGCACCATGCGGAAAATTTTTATTTAGGATATGCACGATACCTAGTATGACATCTGCATCAAAATCTTTGGTGGCAAATACACCTAAGCCTTGCACATTAGACTCCTTAATTGTTATTCCGTTAGGCAATGGTTTGTACATTAATCTTTCCTATAGTATTCTTGACCTATACCACTTAATATTAAAATAATATAAAGCGGAATCCACCACCAACCATTAATCATATTTGTTAAATGTAAAGCCATTAACACAATACCTGTCAGTCCAGTAGTGTTCAGTCCTTTGCTTCGTATTTCTGGAATTCTCATATCTTAAGTATATGATGTATTGCTTAATTTGTCAAGAATTATTCTGCTAATGCAGTTTGATTTGAATCCGTTTTTCTGGTAATTGCGTCAGTAGGTTTTTCTTTTGATGTGCCCAAAACCGATTCGGCTTCTACTGCTCTTACAACCACTTTGCCTTTTGAATTTTCTAATGTTATTCCTCTAGTCCATCTGCCATGTTCAACCAGAATCCAATCGCCTACCTCATAGTCATCATTGTTTTCATGACCTTTGGCAATCACCTTGCCCCATCTTGGATGTATACCTCTTGCAATACCATCATCACCTGGCATTATAATTCCTCCAGATGTTTTCTGTTCACCGAACTCCATCTCGGTTACAAGTACTCTATCATGAATTGGTCTGAGGTCTTCTGCTTGGTAGACTCTAACAGTGGACATTATTCGCTATCTTTTTTTACAAAATTTCCGTCTGCGTCTTCAACCCAATCCTCTTTTACAGTTTCTTCATGAGTGTGTGGTTTATCACCATCTGCATGACTATGAGTTGTACCGTTGTCATGTGTATGTTCAACTGGTGCTTCTCCATCTGCTTTGTTTCTTGAAGGAACTTTAGTTGGATTGTCTCTGTAGTAGTCAGCAAGAACTTCTTCTCTTTTTTTGATAATTTTGCCACCTGGGCCTAATTCATCACCTCTAGCATTTACTTTGGCATTGCCAACTGCTTGAGTTAATTCATTACGTTTTCTTAAAAGATCCATGTCAACATTTTTACCTTGCATGGTTTTATATGTTCTTCTGCCTGTTTGTTTAACCGCCATTAGTTGTTCTCCTATTATGTATGTATTTATCTAAGGAACTCTCTCCAGTCTAAGCCATATTGAATTGAATCAACTTTATGTACTCCCAAAAGGAATAGTACATAACTTGCTACCGAACTGCCTCTGCCTACACCCCATACAATCTTGTTTTGTTTCATAAACGTTACCAAAAAGTGTAGAAATTTCAATAAATTCATCATTTCCATTTTTTTAAAAGCATCTAATTCATCTTTTACTCTTTGTTTATTTGCTTCTATATCTGGACACATCTGATCTATATATTTTTCTATATCGAAGTTTTTAAAACTATTTGGCATAAACCATTCTGTTTGCAACAGTTTATCAAACTCTTCTCTGCCAATATCTAGTTGTTCATAAAATTTTATTGCTGGTCCTTGTCCAGATTCTTTTACAGCACTGTTGAACTGTGTGGTTTCTTCATTCTTTTCCGCATACACTTTGAACAAAGTGTCTAATTTACCTTTGTACACAAGATCCATCAAATCCTGTGTGCCATACTTAGGCAATCCTAAAGAATCAATCTGCATATGTAATTGTAACTGATTTTGACTAATAAGTCAATGATCTTCTTGCTTTGGTTTTTAATTTGGATACCAATTTGCGTTTGAATTTCTTTCTACCAGATTTTAATTGATGTATTTTTTGTGCTGTATTTGTTTTTTGCATTCTTTATATTACTCGACATTTATTAAATTGTCAAGATCTTTTCCAGAATTTTTTTGAAGTTCCTGTTGTTCTTTGTACCAACGCATTTTAAGTTCTTCTTGGAAGTCTATAATAAAAAAATTCAATTGTTTTTGGAGTTCAGGATTACGAGCCTTAAGATATTTGGTTCTTAACTCTTGCAATTTCTTTTCTATTTCTGCTGTTGGAATTTCTTTCAGGTCTTTTGTGAAAGGATGAAACATAACATCTTACGAAAATTGACCTACGTATCTAGCAAATACAGTTACACCTTTATCGTAACTGAAGAATTCAACTACTCTAGGATTAGTTGTACTGTCTGCTAAGAATGGGTCTGGCATACCAGCATCTTTTTTCAATGTGCCACCGTTCACTGCCCAAGTAATTGTTCTGTCACCACCTGACTTAAGAATAGATACAACAACACTTTCTAAAGCAGTGTTCTGATTGCTGAAGTCTGCAAGTGTTAATGTAACATTTGAACCTACTATGATTGTTTGGAAATTTCCATTAGCAACACTGATGTTTTGATCAGTTGTAACAGATCCCATATCATGAGTTTTTGTGAAGTTTGTTTTGAATAATGCACCACTTATTTCATTTCCAGAAAAATTGTTATTTGCATTTAATTTTGCTGAATTTGTTTGTAGTGTTGTTATTTCTGATTTAGCCGCAACAAAGTTTGATTTCACTGTGTTGAAATTATCTCTAAATCCTTGGCTATTGTTGTCCTGTCCAGCCACTGGAAATGTTGCGTCTATGCTAGTATCGTCTATTGTGCTTGCCATAATTTATATCCTACTGTTATTTACCTTATATGTTATACTGATAGTTAGGAAAGAGTACGTATTGTTCTGTATTATCTCCTGTTGTGCCGTCTACAATGTATCTATCCAATTCAAAATTGATATTTCTTATATCAAAATTGCTGTTTTTGATAGCCAATGCCACACTTTCACCTTGTCCTGGTTTACAATAACAAAGTGGAACTGAAGGTGTATATCCTAGTGCAGATAGACTGCCTGTTTGTGCTGTACGCATCCAAAGTGGTAATAATCCTCCCTCAGTTGTTCCTAATGCTTTTACTTTTTCTCTCATATTTGTGATATTGCTGATGTATCTTACATCTTCATCTGTTGCACTTGCATTCAACAAGTTGCTGTCCACTTTGATAACATCTCCTTTGGGTCTAAATCTATAAGGATCAGCATTTAATTGTTCAACTGTTCCAACTAAAAGATCAGGACCATTCTGTACATCAACAAATAATTGACCATTTGGAACATCAATTAATAATCTACCTGTACGTGTCAATACTTCTAAACTTGTTCCCACAGCAGATACCTGTGCCTGCGTATCACCTTGGAAGAATATTGTGTAAACACTTCCACCAACATTTAATTTTGTACTGTCATCAGTAACTTCAAGTTGTGTTTGATTTACACGTAATTTATTAAGTGCTTTAAGGTCTAATTTTTGTTTTGTGTTTCCAGTATTGCTGTCAGCAGGGTCTATTACTTCTGCATACACAACATCATAAGCCACAGTGTTAGTTCCTTCGTATTTTGCTTCAGCAGTTTTTATTGCACCAAAGTTATATCTTTTTCTTTTATGATTGCTTGATACTGCCGTAACGTAATTTGCAACATTTTTCTTTTCAATTCCAGAGTACATTAACATTTTTAATTCTTTTTGCAATCCGAAATCGTTGTCTGTGGGTCTATAAATTTTTTCTGGATCAAAAATGTTAGGATTACTGATAAAATCTTTAAAATACTCTCTTTGAGTTTGTTTTAAGAAAGGTCGTGCATATAAATCTGTAAATTCTAATGTTGTTGTTTTTTGCACACCAATTTTAAATGTTCTTTCAACAGAACTAAAACCAAATCTATCCTGTGCTCTTACTGTGAATGAATAACTTTCATCTATTGTAGTTGTCCCACCATCTAAAGTAAAACTGCCGTTGTCAAATGATGTAATACCTGGCAGTGTTCCGTCAGGATATAATCTAACTTTGCCAATAATTTCACCGTTTATTGTTAAACTTAATCCTGGTGGCAATATTCCACTTGTTAAAATATACTTCATTTTTGCATCTGGCACTGTGCTTGTTGCATCTAGTTTCAAATGACTCATTAAATTTGCTTTAAGTGTTCCTAATGCAGAAGCAGTAGTCCAAGTAATTGTACTGTCTACTTCTCCTAATACTTTTACTGTGAATGTTTTACTTTTTCTTGGTTCCGTGTCTGTACTTTTCAATAAAATATCTAAGGTAGTTACTTCATTTTTAAATGCACCAATGCTTATATTTTGTCCGTTTACAAATCCTGATTGTAATGGAATGTTTAAAATTAATTTCTCCATTGCAGTGGCACTTGCTATGCCTTGATCTTGTGGTTGACCTTCACTTAAAACAGTTTGAATATCATCAATCACATAATCAACGTTATTAATTCTTAATGTTCTTGTTTTGTATTTGTCTTTGTCAACTCTGTTGTAAACAAAAATTTCATTGTTTGCTCTTGTGATTAAGTTTTGTATGCCATTTCTATAAGGTACAGGTTCATAAACTGTGCCTGTGTACACTAATAAATCATTGCTGACCAATGCCGAACTTAAAGTTAACACATCATATCTTTGGTCTGAACCGTCAACGCCTGATATTGTGTATTCTGTTTTATTGATTGTGATTTTTTTATTGACTAGACTTTGTAAATCATCTAATCCATCACTTGCATCTGTTGAAAGTTTTACAATTTTAACTTGATCCAATCCTTGTTGTGTGTCTTCAAACGGAAAAATACTTACTGATACTAAATCGGAACCTGTTCCTGATCTAATTGCTGTGACTGTAAATTTATATTCTTTTGTTATTGCTGGTTGATATGGAACTCTGCCTGCAATTTCTCCTGTTGCAGAATCTAAAGATGTTCCTTCAGGTAAAACACTGTCAGAATTATCACTATTTTGTCTTTCAAGTATATAATTTACTTGTCCTGGTATTGTGTTTGGATCATACAGTTCTAAATATATTGTTACATAGTTGTTTGCTCTTCTAAAACCTAAGTCTGCTGGAGTTAACCATTGTGGATTTCGTAAGAACGTTCCATCTGATGTGAATACACCTGTACCCACTTGCATGATAGTATTGTCTGCTCTTAAAAAATCATCTCCTACAACAAATATTTGAAAATCTCTGCTTGTTGTTGAATCTCCATCTGTTACATTTACAGTAAAAGAATAATATCTGTTTAATTTTCTTTGATTACGAGTTGTAACTCCTTGATTGTATAATTCTTGAAATTCTTTAATGTCGAAATAAAAACTTTGATTTGCAACTGAACCTGATAAACCAAAATCAAATGGAGAAGATGCATAATCGTTTGAATCATAATAACCTGTGCTAGAAGCAATGTCCAATGCAAGTATTGGATCCACCAATCCTGAAATTTTTCCTGTGCTTGATAGAGTAAGTCCTGGTGGTAATGTGCCACTGCCTTCTGGAATATAATATTCTAATGTGGCGTTTGCACTTAAATCTGCATCTATGGCTTGTAATTGATAATCAACATAAGCACTGTCTAATATAAACAATTGGCTACTACCGCCTACTGGCAATAAACCTGTTGGTGTTATCCATGTAGGTGCATCTGGACCTTCTATGTTTACTGTGAAAGTTCTATCTTGAATGCCTGTGTCATGCTTTGCTCTTAAACAAAATTCGTATTGTGTTGATCTACTTACTTGAAATGGTGTACCTGTTATATTGGAACCTTCTAATCTCAATCCAGGTGGTATTGTGCCTGCTATTTTTTGAATTGTGTCTGCACCACTAATAGGTAATGCTATGGTTGTAGGCACTTTTTCTTGAAATGTGCCGAGATTGTGTCCTGTTTGTACTGTCCATAAATCATGCATGATATAGATATTTATCTGGATGTAAAAAGTGGATTAGATAGAACCTAAGTTTACTGTCTGTGAAGCAGGAGCAGTAAAAGTACCCATATTAACCGGATTGAATGATTCTACCCACTCTAATATGTTGTTTATGTTGCCGTCCATGTTACCAAAGTCAAAACCTACTAGACTGTCTAAATCTGTTATGTCTTTGGATTTTAATAAACCATTAAAATTTGTTGCTGTGACTGTGCCAACGCCTGTGATATCATAACCACCACCAGTTAAATTTGCACCTAGTGTTGGTGTTAATTCATTTGCTAATTGACTGTCTATGGTTAATGTTGCTCCTGAACCTGATGTTCTTGTTCCACCTGTACCAGTGAATGTTACATTACCTTGTGCACCAATTGGAGTTAATGATCCACTTTGTGTGCTCAAGAAGATTGTAACAATACCTGAAGAAGTGATTGTTATTTGATTAGCATCATTACTGAGTGAAATGTTTGGACCTGCTTTTAAACTTTTAAAATTTAAATTGTCGTTGGTTTTGTCTGCAAATACTCCAGCAGTTGTGGCATCATCTGGCAATTTGTTTGAAGCAGTTGTGCTTTCAGGTGTTCTAACATATAATTCATTAAAATTATTATTAACTTTAATAAAGGCTTCTCTTAAATCATCACCTGTGCCATCGTTTGCTAGTGTTCCAATATTGATTGTGCTCTGTACCATAACTGTATTTATCCTTTGCGTTTCCGTCTAGGTCTTGGATACACAGGGCCTGAAATTGGGCGTTTACCTTGTGTGTGCTTCCTATCAAAACTATGTGCATTATGATATGCCCTTTTATTTGTGGTTCCTAATAAATCTAAAAATCTTAATCCACCATTTGCACTCCAATAACCATCCTGAATATGATTAAGTTTATCTTGTGTACTTGCTAATTCACTTTTTGAATAATCAGTAAAAGCAGAAGGAACATTGCTCCAAGTTGTAGTACTTACATCTTTCACTATTTCCTGTGCTTCTGAAAGTAAAATTTGTTTTGCTTGATTAGGCGTAGGATACTGACCATTGTAAGTGTAGTATCTTTCCAATAAACAAGCCATTTTGCCTACCACAGTAGGAGTGGCACAACTGGTTCCGCTGAAATTTCCAAATCTATATCCATCGTTATATTGTAAACTTGGATATGCTGTCCATGTATAAGCGCCTAAGCCAACTATATCTATACCAGGTCCTCGAACTGTGTATGGATCTAGCACAGGATGAGTTTCTGAATTCTGTCCTGCGGCAACATCAATACCTTTTTCAGAACCAATTGGATTGTAACTGTAAAAAGGAAACCATTGCGATGTCGACGTTGTGGTCTTTGTGACGTCGTTATCTGAGGTGATACTGTATTGAGTAATTGTGCCTGAAGTTGTGCAATAAGTTCCTTGAAATCTTGAATCCGTATACTTAACATATACTCCACCGTCGTTTCCAGCGGCATTCATATTGATAATACCTGCGTCCCATGCCGCTTCTAAAGCCGTGTTCAATGATGAAAAAACAGCCTGTTCAGGAAAGACACAACACCAATTCCATGTTACAGTATCTGGATCTAAAACTTTGAAAGGCATTATACCATTGTTTACAAATGATGTAAAGTCAGTTCCCCAACTGCCGCCTGGTCTATTAATTGTTCCTGATGGAGTTGTAATACTTTGAACATCATCTATTAAAACTGCTCTTGCTCTGTTTCTTACATATTGATATTCAGCAATCATAATAGTTGGATTTTTTACACCAGTTGTTGGGTTAACACTTTTATTGTTGTGCCATGCAGTGATGGCATTGATACATTCAACTGTTCCATCACCTGTGACCAAGTAAGCGGCTCTTAAATTGGCTTTCTTAGCAAAACCACATATAGACCCACCTGACGCACTCAATACTCCTGCTCCATGGTCACTAACACAACTATTGCTAGTGATCTGATTATTACTTGCTTCTTCTAAATCTTGCCAATTCATTGGAATCCATCTGCTAGTGCCTGGATTATCTGGATCGTCAAAATCAGGATGTGAATCATGATAACCTACACGTGATGAATTAACAGGACCCACTTCAAGTGTCACGATGTCAACGTGCTTTCCTGTCCATCTACTTTGATAAGTTGCATTTGAAATGGTGTTAGTTTGATCATTTGCTCCAACAGTTTGTGAACTTTGTATTATATCTGTGTCAACGTAAAACTGTAAAGGCATATAATCAGCGCCATTATTGAAGGTTGATAGTGTGCTTGTACTTGACCAGACATTTTTGGTTATGCTATGAAACGCAGGTAAACTGGCTGGAAAGGCTTGCAATCTTTCTTCTACTTTTACTATCCTTGGGTCTTGTTTGAATGTTTCTAAAAAACTATCTTCAACATTCATGCAGATAAGTGTTGGCATTTCAGACATCATGTTCCACCAGTCAGCCTGAGTATCGCTATCGAAACTGTCTACGAATGCTTGTTTGTCTGTGTTAGCAACAAGCACCACATCGTATATCTGTTTCATATTAATCCTCCAAACGAAGAAGTGTTAACGTGATAGTAAATGTTGTGGACCCGCCACTTAAATTTGTTACCCTTATTGGAATATCAGTTGTTGGACTTGATTCATTGTTAAAGCCGCCTACAAATGGTGACATTAAAACTGTATCTGCACCAGTTGTAATTATTTCTGCAACAACACCTGCATCAGGAGCCGGATCAACACCTTGTGTTCTACTAGCATCTGCTGTTCTACTTGCTGTGTCTGTGTAAAGTCTCACCCAAGATGCCGCAGTGGTTTGAATTTTGTATAATGCATATGTTTTAAATCCAGTAATTGTAGCATCAGTGGATGAATTATTTGCTATGCTTCCAGTGGTTACGTTTGCAGTTGTTCTTGTACGACTAGCAGATATTGTTACTGTATCGCCTGTTATTGATGTAGCAATATCATTGCCACCTGCCACTGTAAGTGTGTCAGTTTGTGTGTTTGCTGTTGTAGAACCTGAGTCACCTGCCACTGTGGCAAAAAGATTTTGACTTCCGCCGCCACCGCCACCACCTGTGTAATTGATGGTAAGTGTTGAACCTGTGATGCTTGTTGATATATCTGTGCCACCTACAATATTGAATTCATCAGTTGCCGCCGCCGCAACATATGATCCTGAATCAGCATTGAACGTTTCAAACACATTTTGATTTACGTTTGGTGATGTGTTTGTGATTGAAATTGTGTCTGTTGTAGGATTAGCATTTATGCTGATACCTGTTCCTGCTGTGAAAGTTAATGTGTCAGTGTTTGAATCTGCTACAATGTTTGATCCTCCGCCTGTAACAGCAACTTCAGAGAATAAATTTTGATTACCACCTGATGCTGTTGAATTAATTGTAACTGATTTCGCTGTATTATCTGTTGTAATAGATACATTTGTTCCTGCTACAAAAGTCAACACTTCATTTGTACTTGCTGTTGTAACAGTAGGTTGTCCGCTGACAGCCACATTTGCAAAAATATTCTGATCAACATTAGGTGTTGTGTTTGTAAATGTTAATTCTTTAGTTGAATTGTTTAAAGAAAAATCTATTCCACCACCACTTAATAAAGTTAAATTTGTACTTGCAGTTGCAGGTGTGATTAGATTTCCACCATACTGAATACCAGCAAAAATATTTTGATCAACGTTAGGTGCACTGTTTGTGATTGTGATTTCATCACTTGTGGCATTTCCTAACACACTTATTCCTGTGCCTGCAACAAAAGCCAAAGTGTCTGTTGGTGTATCTGCTGTTATTGTTTGTCCACCTGCTAATACATTTAAGAAAATGTTTTGGTCCACATTTGGAGAAGTGTTTTCAAATGATATTGTGTCAGTTGCCGCATTGCCAGTAATTGATATTCCTGTGCCTGGCGCAATATTAAGTGTGTCAACATTGGAACTTGCTTGAACTCCACCACCTGTTGTGATTGTAATTGTTTTGTATGCATGGTTGTCGGCAGTTGCCAAACCTGCACCTGTATAATCAATTACAAGTTCACCTGAACCATTTACTGCTGTTGAAATTTCTGAACCACCTTTAATTTTTAAATTTTCTGTTAAACCTGTTGCAGTTTTTGTTCCTGTATCACCATCAACACTTGTGAACAATGCTGTAATTGATGAACCAATTGTGATCTGATCCACTGTTGTGCCTGCACCTGATCCTGTTCCTGCAATTGAAATATGTCCTGCTCCTGCTATGAATAATGTATCGTTAGGATCATCTGCAATCATCTGTACGTTTGCTTCTTGAGTTCCAATAGCAATAGTTTCAAAATTGTTTGATGCTCCACCTGATGCACCTACATATTCCACAGTTAATACATTGTTTGTGATTGATGTACTAATACCCGTTCCACCAATAATGCTTAAACTGTCTGTGGTATTCTGTGCTGTTCTTGAACCTGTATCAGCAGAAACAGATTGGAATAAACTTTGATCAACAAAGGTGTTGTCTATTTGAACTGTTCTGTTAGCAACATTTGGTGTAAGTGAAATACCTGAACCTGCGTTGAGTGTTAATGCATCTCCTGTTGAAGTGGCATCAACATTAGATGAACCAACAATAAATCTTCCAAATGCGTTTGCTAGTGTTTGTGTGTTGTTGATTACAAAACTTGTGTCATTTGTTCTTGTGACAGATATATTTGTACCAGGTGTAACTTTTACATCATCAGTTGCGCCACCTGAACTTGTTAATCTCATCACAACATCACCATCACCATCTGTGGCACTGCTTAATCCATAACTTGTATCTGTGTCTGTGGATGTTAAAGTTAATTCGCTACCACTTCTTGTGATACCAACATTTGTGCCAGCCACCAAAGTGACGTCCTGTGTTGCACTGGTACTGTCTGTTAGTCTTAATCTTTTTGAATTTGCATCATTACCATCAACTGCTGTGTAAGTGTATGTGGTATTGTTGTCTTGATTTTGTGAAACAGAAATTGTTAGTGTGTCTGTGCCACCTACATTTGTGAAACTTGTACTGACATCACCTGAACCTTGAATTTGTAGTGTGTTGCCTGGCAATATTGTTCTTTGAACAGAATCATCTGCTGTGATGATTAATCCACCGCCACCTTGTATAATTGTGTTACCACCGCCACCACCTTGGCCCAATAAACTTTGTGTGTCTGTTAGATCACTAATGTCTGCTGGTATTGTTGGTCTATTTGTTAGTTCTGTGTATGAACCTGTGAATGCTGTACCACCAATTGACAGTGTTTGTGTTTGTACACTTGTGGCATTCAACAAAGACGAATTTGTAAGGTCAAGATTATCACCGACTGGTAATTCTTTTATCTTATTGCCGTCTGTTGTGTCTACTACTAAAGGTATCCTGTTTGCCATATTAACTATTTACTAGTGATTGTAAATCTCCCTCATTGCAATATAATCTGTAGAACCTGTACCAGTTCTCCATATTTTAATTAAGATTGTATCTTTGGTGTTTGTATTAACGGTTTGTCCACTTTGTACATGAAAAGTTTGTGCCTGTCCGGCTATCTGAAGTGCAATAACGTTTCTAGCAGAAACACCTTGTTCTATAAACAATACTATTTCTGTTGAATATCCATTGTTTAAATTTAAATTTGTTAAGTTGACTGTTATGTCACCTTGTATGTTTGTGTGTCTAAAGAATTGTCCGTTGTTGCAATCATGTGCAGTTACACCTGTTGCTGAATCTATTGTGGAATATTTGTGTTGTACTCCTCTTTGAAATTTTGCTTCGTCATCAACTGTCAAATCACCTTCGACTGAAACGTCAGTGTTTGCATTACCTAATTTAACTGGATTAACAGATGAACCTGTGTTACCTATTTTAACTTGTCCGTTTCCTATTCCATAGATGTCAACTGTCGGACCTGTGATAGCACCAGTGGCTTCAAATGTAATATTGCCGTCTATTGTAACTCCAGGTGCTCCAGCATTTGTGAAACTTGTTGGAGTTTGTATTGATAATTGAGTTGAGTCTGTTGATTTAATATTGTTGTCGATTAATTGTATCGCACCTAATGTTCCACTTGTTGCTGTTAATGAACCAGTGATGTTTACATTTCCAGTTCCAGTTACATTTTTACTGTTTAAATCAAGGTTCCCACCAAGTTGCGGAGTTGTGTCTTGTATAATATCTGTAATTCCACCACCAGCCACAGTATCAAATTCTAAAGCATTTTCACCTGCGTTAACTTTGACAAATTTTCCTGCTTGTCCTGTAAAGTTCGCTGGACTGTCTGTTAAGGAAACAAAAGTCTGTGCTGGTACTGAAGTTAAGTAACCTGAGTCATTTGTAAATGTACTGACATTTGTTGGAGAACCTGTTAAGTCACCATATGCACCTGAAAACAAAGTTGGTTTTCCAGTTAAGTCTGCATACGCACCTGAAAATAATCCTGTTAATGCTGAACCATCTATTGCCGGCAGTGCACCAGATAAATTTGCTGAAGGTATTGTGCTGTTTACACCATCAACAAGTAATGTTGAATCGTCACCAAACACGGAACCTTTTATGTCACCAGTTGTGACTGTGACACCACCTGTCTCAAGATTAGTTACTTTCAGAGACAGTTCTGAAAAATTATCATTAATCTTATCAAAGGCTGTTCTTAATGGTTCACCATCACCTTTGTTTGGACTTGTTCCTATGTTTATTACCTGTATAGCCATTATAATTTACCTACCACAATTTCTATTTCACCAATTTGATCACTGTCGTAATTTTGTAATGCTTTACCTATCACTGTACCCAGTTTAGGATCTTCACTTGCTGTTGCAACACCATTTTCTTTTGATGTCACCAACATATCACCTTTTCTAATTTTTCCTATAACCTTACAAGGAACTCTTCCCATCATTGCAACTTCAACACTGTCATCACTTGTCAATGCAGTGTTCATCAAGTATGCAGGACTGTGCGAAACAACACCAGCAACTGCTCTGTTGTTTTCACCAATTGAAATTGATACTTCTTTTGGACCACCGAACATTAAAACTGTGCCTGGCTGATAGTTATGATCTGCTTGAAATTTCTCTGCCAAGTCAGCATACTGAGCCGATGTTGCAACACCATCAAAGATGTCTGCTTTCATTCTGTTTGCATGGACTTCGTCAAAACGTTTTGTGGATGAACCTAAATTAATTCCTGATGCACCACCTCCTGGTATTAAACCTTCTTGTGAAGCAATTACAGTTGTTACACCATTAGCAACAATACCTATTTTACCTTCAGATGAATCATCATATGGATTGATATAACTGCTACTTGCACCAAACACAATTCCTGTAAAGTTAGAACCTTTGTTTCCATCTTCAATTGTTTTTGCGTAGATGTAATCACTTGCCAATGCTGGTACTGTGTTTTGAGCAGAACCATTATCGTTTGATGTGCTAGGTGTTGCATCTGCTCCACCAAATCCAAATTGGTTACCTGTGAAAGTATGAACTGTGTTAGCATTGGTTGAACCTATCACTTCATATGCAACAACTCCACCTTGTGTTGTTAATCTTACTTTAGAAGAATCTACATCAAATGCTGTGTTGCCTTCCAGTGCTAATTTTGTTAAGTCTAATTGTGAATTAGCATCTGTTTTTAAAATGCTGTTTGCTTCTCTAGAATTAGTTACATTAGAATATCCATATGTGCCAGCACCTGTTTTAATTAACGCTTCACCAGGATCTGATACAGCCGCAACCTCGCCTGCAAAGTCGCCATCAACAACACCTCCGCCACCTTCTACAATAGTTGTGAAACTAACTGCCTCCGGAGCACCTGTACCTGCTGTTGATCTTGCTAATGCTTGATATTGTGCAAGACTTGGTAAATCATCTAAGTCAATTGATCCACCTTTAATTGTTACCCAACCATCTGTAATTTGGAAATCATCTGAATCAAAACTTGCAAGTCCTAAATCAGATTGTAAAATATTTGTTGCATTGGCTCTTGTTGTTGCCGCCTGCATTGCCAATTTACTTTGACTGATTGATGCTGTTGGTGAAATATCTGCATTAATAATTGAACCTGCCGCAAGTTGTAAATCTATTTTTGTAGATGATGAATCTCTTGATGCTGTGATGTTTACATCTGAATTGGCATCTTCAACAGCATTTCCTATTTCATCAATCGGACCATCTATTACACTAGCAGTTACACCAGAGCCGTTATCAATTGTGTCATTTAAATTAAAGTTCGTTCCACCTGTAACTGTGTATGTGATTCTTGTTGCTAAACCATAACCAGGAACTGATGCTTGTAATAAATCTATAATTGTTGCTGTTGTACCACTGTTGGAACCTGTAATTGTGTCACCACCTCCAAACAATCCACCATTTGCTGGTGTTGTATAAATTCTATGTTTGCCATTGAAAATTAAAAGTTGTCCAGATTGTATTGGAGTTATAATGTTTACATCTCTGTTGTTGACCACTTCGTCAGTTTGATAATTTAAATTATCAACATATGATTTTGTTGCGGCATCCTGATCCACACCTGGATCTGCTAAATTTTGTAATCTAAATCCACCAGCACTGATATTGTCTGTGAATGGTGTAGTACCATCTCTTGCCACAGCACCAGCACCAATTGGGTTACCTACCTGTTGATTGTTGTGATCCCAACCTAATCTTCTATTAACATATCCTCTGATAGCAGATTCAGTAGGCACAGTGTCTGATGAGTTATCAGTCATTGCTGAATCAGAACTGAATTCTGCAACAACAACTCCACGTTTAAATCCTATACCGTCCAAGTTACTTAAAGCAATTGAAGCCGAGAACGTTACAGTACCAGTACCTTGGTCCACAGTAAAGTATTTTCCAACTCTAAAGAAACCGTCTTGGTCTGTTGACACATAGAACACACGTCCTTTGCCACGTTCTTCTACTTCGTATGCTTGAACTGGATCTTGAGGATCACCATAAATTACATTTGGATAATTTGTTGTGTTAAATCCGCCAGTTCCTATATCTAAGAAATCATGTCCGGTTGCTCTACAAGTTGAAATTGATACTGTGATAGTACCTGTTTCATTGTCTGCCAAGTTTGCTCTTAAAGTTACAGAAGTATTTGCTCTATAAAGTACACTTTGTATACCTGTTCCAATTGGAGTTGCATTAATATTATTAACATCAACTAATTCAATTGTGGCAAAAGTTCCTCTGTCGACATAATTCTGTACTCTATGAACTTTACCGTCCCAACCAATCAACATATCGTTGTTGTTGATTCTAGAGATATCAGTTGCTTGAGTTAATTTGTCAATTGCAATAACCACGTCGCCAACAGTGTTACCCATTGTTGTTCCTGCGCCAGCGAAAGTGTTGTTCTGACATTCAGGCATATTAACATTCATCTTCACAGTATCAAATGGAGAATCCATTGTGATGATTGCTTGATTAGATGGTAATGCGTTACCTATTGGATCATTTACTTGGAATGCTGTTGATCTGTAAACAGCGGTAGTGTATTCATCAAACACCACAGCCGTACTAGGTCTTGTTGGTGCAACGTCTATTAAATCTTCAAATCTAAATGATCTGCTGGCTCTAATTGTTACTGCTGTATCTTCTGTTAATGGACCTTTTAATCCAGTTGTAGATGTTAAATTAGTTCCTGCTGTTGATAAGTTTATTTTGTATACTGTTCCGTCTCTTGTTGCAGGTTGACTTGGAGCATTTGTTGCCTCTACATTAGAAACTTCATATCTTATAATTCCTATCGCACCACCGTGATCTATTTCAACTTCAGACAAGTTGAATGGTGCATATTCTAAATCATAAACATAAATTGCTGTGCCATCTACATTCTGTTGATAGTTCGTTGTTCCATCATTAAAAATTAAACCACACTGTGTCATATTGTCACCAAGTGTGATGTTATCTATTAATTCATTTGGATTTGAACCTTCAGCAACTAAACCATAATTACCATTTGCACTAGAACAATTCAATGCTCTAATTTGTCCACCATTATTTGCATACATGGCTGTATGACAGTAGTAAGTGAACGTAGAAACTTGTTCAGATAAACCACCATTGGTTGCAATTAATCCATAACCTAAATCATTTATTTGCACAAAGTCATTTGCAAGTAATGATCTATTACCAGCAGTTTGAATTATTATAGCATATGGTGTTGAACCTGTGTAACCATTACCACCGTTTGAACTTGAAGCAAGTCTAATTGTGGCTGTACCTGCGGATTGATCATAGTTTGTAATTGCCGCAACTTGATATCTTGCACCGTTTATATAGAAAGGTGCTGGCATTTGTGGTTTACGTAAAAATAAACCTGTGCCTGCCAATGAAGCAATATCTAATTGAAATGCGTTTGTGATGTTAGTAATTCTTGTTTCAACGTTACCAGCAAAACCATCAACCAACATACCACCTCTAAATGATTTTGTGTTAATGCTTTGTGAAAAAGATGAACCTGTTTGTGTGTATGGTGATTTTGTAAGCACTTGTCCATTTGGATCTAGTACTTCAGCAAATCCACCTTGTCCTTGGAATGTAATATTTCTAATAATAGATGCATCGTTCATTAAGAACACGTCCATCTGATTGTTATTCTTCTTAGCACTAACTGAATTCGTTACATCTGTTAGATAATGATATCCATAATTTTGTGTTGCTATTGTTAAACCATCAAACGTAGTATCTCTAAAGAAATAGATACTTGCATATGGTGAAGTGGACACACCAGGTGCCGGTCTTATAATTGTTCTTCTAAATTCGTCACCTTTGATTGAAACGTTTGCCGGAACCTTAATTGGCATTTGTTCTTCATATATTCCTGATTCAACTCTAATTGTAATCTGTTTGTTTTTAACAGCATTACCAAAGTCTAATTCTTCACCTACTTGGAATTCTTTTGGTTCAATTAAAAATACTTCAAGTGTGTCATTGTTGGCTCCAGCGGTTACACTTACAATTTGTCCAACTGCTTTTGAAGTTTTACCTCTGATTACTTTACCAACAACTAAATCTTTATTGTTTGGCTGATTCTGATCTACATATCCAGCACCACCATTGCTAATTGTAATTGTGTAAGTAGAACCATCTACCTGTGCTGGTATATTGCTAAAGTTTTGAATTACAGTTGTTATAACATCAAATTTAGCACTTGCTGAATCTTTTCCTGCTTGGTTAACAGTTTGTAATAAGTCAATTGTTTGTGTTTTTATTTCTGGATATACTTTGTTACCTAATGAACAACTCCAAGTAATATTAGCAACCTGCACAATGTCACCAGCCACTGCACCGTGTGGTGTTGCTGTTGTGACTGTTACCATACCTGAATTATTATTGTAAGTGGCTGTTGTGATGTTTATAGTGTTTCCACCAAACGTAACTGTACCACCACTCACATAAGTGTGAACATAACTGTTTGCACCTGCAAATATAGTTAAAGTGTTTGCTGATAATCCTTCTGTACGTACAGCAAATTTTCCTTGATAGGTTGTACCTGGTGCTGTATTTCCTAAAACATTTACAATCGATAAAGATTTTGCAAAGTTAATTGCCGCAAGTGTTTCTGTTGCTTGTTGTCTAATTGCTTTTAATCCACTGTTTGAATTGTAATATCTTTTACCTGCTTGTATTGATTGGAAGTTCGCTGTTAATCCATTCATTACATCAATTATAATACCATCAATGATTAAACCTAAGTCTCTTTTACAAGTTGCTTGATTGTATGTGAAGGTTGGATATGTTTGATTGATGTACGCAACAGTTTCAGCCATTATAAAATCTTTGTTTGATGTCATCAAAGATTTAAATGCTGTTTGTGCCGTAGGTGTTGTTGTTGCCGCGGTACTAACTGTTGAATTACTTGCTCCTGAATTGTATGTAACTGTTTGTACATAAGGTCCAGGTTCAGTAGGACTTGAATCTATAATTTGTTCTGCTCTTTGACAAGCCGCTAATATACTGCCATATGCATAAGCCTGTGATCTACCATATTTGTCTGCTGGTACACCAGTCATTGTGTCATCACCTGCTGTGGTTACATATAAATTTGTAGTTGAAGCATAACTTGTATTATCAACATAATATTTTGTTGCCGCTTGTAAATCGTTTGTACCGTTTGGTGTTCCTGAACCAGACAAATCTCCAGGGTGGTCACTTAAGAACAAGTTACCAGTCATTGTGTCGCCTTGACGTCTTACTGCTGATTGTCTTTGTATTGCTTCAGTTTCTAGATAAAAACCTGATAATGTTGAATTGTATGCGGCATCTCTAATTGTTTGTGTGCCTGAACCACCACTTGCAGAAACTTTTACTCTAGTTGCATCATTATCGTTTTGTGCTTCTGCTTCACTAGGATGTAAAGAAATTGTGTTTCCGTCTACAAATCTAATGTAATAAGTATTTCCAGATGTTAAATTGTTTGCATCTGTTCCTGTTGAACTGTAAACAAAAGGTAAACCATTTGACGCAACGGTATATCCGTGTGTAGGAATATTAAGATTACCACTTGCATAAGTTGATATTTGTTTTGTGTATTCTGTTGCATTGGCAGGTTCGTCTCTTACTCTTACTTCTCCTGCAACACCACCTGATCCTGTTTGAATATATCTTTGATCTGCATAACCTTTTGTGATTACTAAATCGTCTAAAGTTATATTTGCACCATGTGTTGTGTTGAAATCGTTTACTGCTGTTTGAGTTATTGCAATTCCACCTATACCAAAACTATTTCCTTTTAATGGACCACCTAGTTCAGGTGATGTGTCTGATTGCACATCTGTTGAAGTAACATCAATAACGATGTTTGCAGGATCACTTGTTGTGTCTACTGTGATACCTGTTCCAGATATGCCTTTCATTGTAATTGCATTTCCAGCCGAATTACTTACAGGTATTTTGCCTGAACCTAATGTATCTGGAGTATCACTTAATGATGTAAAACCTATCTGTCCACCTTGTCCGAAGACAGCATATAATTCTGTAAAATTTTCATTGGTTTTGTTGAACGCATCTCTGATACTATCGCCTGTACCGTCGTTCCCTTCTATACCAATATTAATAAACTGTTTAGCCATTTATTTTATCCATATCAAACTGAATGCTTTCTCCACAACCGCAACTGCTTTTTGCGTTTGGATTTTTGATATCAAAATGGGCACCCCAAACTTCATCAATATAATCCAATTCAGTTCCTAAAAGAAACATTACACTTGAATGGTCTATCACTAATTTTCCACCTTCTACTTCAATCAGTTCATCTGAATCAGTTATATCTGCTTGATCCATAAATCCCCAATCATAGGAAAAACCAGCACAGCCGCCACCTTTTATGCTTAAATGCACTGCCCACTTATCTTGTTTTGCACACAGTTCTTTAATTTTTTGTTCTGCTGTGCTTGTCAATGTCATTACTGGCATAAAATTGTGTCCTATTTCATTTGTATTTATGGAAATTTTATAAATGCTAATGTAAATAAGTATATGTTTAAAGGTGAAAAGACAGTAAAAACTGAAACAAAAAGAAAAAGCAAACTAGGCAAAATCCATGTTTTGCTTAGAACAAAAACCTTCTATTTTTTTAGTTGTGATTCGTGTGGTGAAGAATTTTCAAGAGCAAAAGGAAAAATTGAAAAGAAAAGATTAACTAATTTTTATAAACACGTGTGTCACAAGTGCAATCCTAAGAAGTTTGCTCAACAACAAGGTGTTAAACAAAGACAGGTTCTTAAAATGGACGCATCAAGCGACACACCTATTAGTTCTCTATAATTATTCAGATTTCCAAATAGTCCAAGCACCGTAGGCAATTGCTCCGTATGCCACTATACTTGCTATAGGTTTGAAAATTAAGAAACAAATTCCTGCTAAAATTAAAAGAGCACCATCTAGTGTTGTTCTTTCTTTGATTCTAGCCTGAATCCATTTTTGTGCTTTAGTTATCATTGTTTTTCCTCCTATGATTCTAATCTTTGATTTATAACGTCCCAACTGATAATTCTCATCATGCCGTCCATATATTTCTTTTTAGCATCTTTGGCAGGAATATAATCCATGTATGAATGTTCCCACATATCAACCGGCATCAATATATCAGTTTTATATGATTGATTAGGTGTTGTTTTGATTGAGCCGTTTTTTGAAAGATAAACCCAACCTGAACCTTGTATGGTCATAGACATTCTAAAAATTTCTTTTTTAAATGCATCGAATGAATCAAAATTTTTATTGATTAATTCTTTTACAGCACCACTAGGTTTATTTCCTGGTTTAGGTTTACGTAGTTGACTCCAAAACATATTATGAAGTTTTGCTCCACCATAATTAAAATTAGGATCTCCTTCTTTTTCATTGTATCTTCTTACGTATGCTTTTGTTAGAACATTGTAATGATAATCAATATTCTTTTTGGAAAGCACAGGTGAAAGATCTCCTAACTTGTAAGGTAGTTTCACAACTTCAAGTTTATCTTCTCGAGTTTTCGATTCCGTGATTTGATCGTATTTCATATGCTGTATTTATTTTTAAACTAATCCTAGTTCTTCAGCCTGAGTGTGTAATTGTTCTGCCGCTTGATTTTTCATCTTTGCTTCTACCTGTATGTCTAATTGCGGTAGAAAACTTAATGCCCATTCATTGACTGCACGATTTGGTAGTAACTCTGAGTGTGCTCGTAATTTTTGTTTTTTACAACCTTTGCTCAATAGTGTTTCCATATCATGAAATCCTTTGTGCATATCTTCTGCATTAGGATAAGCAGGAGTCAACCATTCATCTCTCGAATAAGAATAGTGCATAGTCGGTCTTACTCCACGCCAACTGTCTACAACTCTTTTTACTCTGTCATCATTTGCTTGTATGTATTCTCCTGTGCGTACCCAATGATGATGTATGTCCAACACCAATGCACAATGTTTTTCTAATTCTAATGAAGATTCTAATCCCCAACCCATTTCATCATTTTCGATTGTTAATAG